TGAGATTGCAAAAAAATTTAGAGACATTGCAAATAATCTTGGTGAAGACAATCCATTTAGAGAAGCTTTACCTGCATTAAATGAAATAAGAAGAGAGTTAAGACAACTGCAGTTGGGTGAGCCTTTCAACATTGATCCGTTGGAATTTTTAATTCCACCTGCACCACCAACACCACCATTGCCAACATCCGTTACTTCTGCAATGCCTAACAATCAAACAATTACACAAGGACAAAACATTTTAGATCAAACACAAATGGCCGCTGCTAACTCTGGAGGATTGACTGCGTTAGAAGAAGCATTATTATCTAGCGAAGAGAAACTAATAAGATTAAGACAAAGAGGAATTACAACATAATGCCTAACGGAAATAAACTAAACCCGAAAACAACAAGAGAGCATTTGCTTTCTATCTATGGATATATTACTGGATTAAAAAAAGATGTTAAACACATGCACGATGGTATACACGATTTGGGTGGTAAGATAGACAAGATCTATTGGGTGTTATTGGGTACTGTTGGGGCAGTATCACTTCTGTTGCTGGAGAAAGTTTTAGATAAAGGTCTCTTTTTTTAAATCCAAGCTTTTAAATCTTCACCCATAATATCTGTAGCGATGTTTAATTTTTTTCTTAAAGCTTTTACAACTTTAGTATCAATAGTATCTTCTGTCACTATATCAATATAAGTCATTGGATATTTCTGTCCGATACGATCAATACGAGCTTCTGATTGTAATCTTTTCTCAAGATCATAACCATTAGAATAATAAACCATTGTACTGGCTGCAGTAAGTGTGATACCATAACCGCCGGTTTGAGTAGTACCTACAAAAAATCTACAGTTGTCATCCTCTTGAAACTTCTTTATATTGTTCTGTCGATCTTCCATCGAAGTTTTACCATAATAGTCTACAACAATATCATCACGGTCATATTTTTTTCTAATAGCTTTTAAAATAGTTTCAATATCTCTTTGGTAATGAGACCAGATAACAACCTTACCTTCTACTTCAGATAAAATTTCCATAAGTTCTGTCACTCTGTGATTAGGTATGTCTTGTATAGTACCATCATCAGCAGTGAAATGACCACAAAGAATTTGGTGAAGTCTCATTAACTGAACCATAACATTATTAGTAGTTAATGCTTTTCCTTCAAGCTGTGCCATTGCATATTTTTTCATAGCTTTGTAAACTTTTTCTTGTTGAGGTGTCATTGTTATTTGACGCTTCATAAATGTTTTTTCTGGTAGGTCCAAACAATCATCTTTCAATACACGCATTGAAAATGGTTCTATTAATTTAGATAGCTCTCCAAGATTTCTATAACCAACAACAATGTTGGTGCTGTGACTACCAAGATTAATTGTTCTCATCTCTGCATATCTAGATCTAAAATCATAATAAGAGTCTGTCTTCAGGAGCCAGGAACCAAGAAACTGACATTGACTAAATAAATCTAATGGTGAATTAGTAACAGGTGAACCTGTAAGTATTCTTCTATACTTAGCAAGAGATCTTAGTCTTAAAATATTTTTAGTTCTATTAGTGGTAGGTGTTTTTATACTAGTAGACTCATCGATTGCCATCATTGCATTATGTGAGTTTAAAAATCTACGAGCAAATTCTTTGCCGAAGTCGTAAGAAAAAGCTTCTACATTCATAATTAATACATGAAACTCTGTACCAGGTTGAAATAATGTGTTTAATTTTTTTGTTTGTTCGTGAGTCTTATCTGAACTTTTCCACAAGACTACTTTTTTATTTATATAATCAGGTAAGTGTGTAGGTATTTGATCTTCATACCAATTTTTATATACACCTTTTGGTGCAACAAGAAGTAAACCATTTATCTTGCCTTGGTTATAAAGCATGGCTGCATTATCAATTAACACTTTGGATTTACCAGTACCCATTTCCATAAAGTACGCAAAGTATTCTTTATCCCACGACCGTTCTAAAGCATCAAGTTGATGTTTATAAGGAACTGTTTTAAATTTATACCAATTAATTTTACTGTCTAATACATTTGTCATAGTTGTTTACTTTTCTTTCTAAAAAGTTATATAATACATAGAAAGAAAAAAGTCAATGAGCAAAGTTTATTTAGTCCAAGAAATACCTACAGATAGAGAAACAGGTCAACCTAAGATTGATATTACCCCTGCATTAAAATATGGCGAAATTAAGATATTGTTTCCTCGTTTAAAACAAATGCAATTTACACCAGGTCCAATGGTAATGGAAATAAAAAACTCATTAAAAGATTTTACAACTGATGATTACTTATTACTTTATGGCGACCCTGCCATAATTGGTGTTGTATGTGCAGTAGCTTCTGATCTTACAAATGGTAAATTTAAATTATTAAAATACGATAGAAGACAATTTTCTTATTATCCAATTGAATTAAATATTTTTCAAAACTAGTATTGACATATATAAATTCTCCTATATATACGATAGTGCAAATATAAATTTAAACTATTAAACTATTAAGGAGTAACATGACGATCAATCTAAGAGCTGATGCACCTAGTCAGGTGGAACAGACAAATCCAGAAAAACTAACAGACGAAATAAAAAAACTTCAAGACGTACAACAAGAAATACAGAACTATAAAGATAGAATTAAAGATCTAGAAGATAACGAAAGTTATTTATCTGAAGTAGTAATTCCAGATATGATGAATGCTATGAATCTTAAAACTATGAAATTAAAAGATGGTTCTGAAATAGAAGTGTCTAATAAATTTTTTGCTTCTGCACTCGCACCAAAAAGAGCAGAGGCATATCAATGGCTTCGAGATAACGGACTAGGCAACATTGTGAAAAATGAAATCACAGTGAGGTTTGGAAAGGACGAAGATACCAAGGCGACGCAATATGCTACCCTTGCAAGAGGACAAGGTTATGAGCCGGAACAAAAAGTTTCTGTTCATGCCGGAACCCTTAGAGTTGCTCTGGAGGATCTCCATACACGTGGTGGACAGATTCCTTCAGAGTATTTCAGTATATTTGCTGGATATCGAACTAAGATAACTGGTAAATCTAAATCAACAGACTAATAGACTAACAAAGGAGAATCTATGGAAAGTCAAGTAGCAAAGAAAGCTAATGCAGGTGCATTAGCAACAATAAATCTCAGAGCAGACTCTGGTAAAGGAGCTGAAGAGATTAAGTCAGATGACGTGTCAACACCGATTCTGAAAATCTTACATCAGCTGTCACCTGAATGTAATGAGAGAGACGCCAAGCATGTAGAAGGGGCTAAACCTGGTATGATTTATGCATCAGGGTTTGGTAAACTTATAAGTGGAGAAGAGGGATTAGATGTAATAATCGCTCACGCACAAACTAGGTATCCTGAATGGCAGGAGAGAGGCGATAGTGCTTCAGCTCCAGTAGGAACTCATTTAGAGATTCCAGCCGATGCTGTGGAAGAAAAGAATGGAAGATACAGATTACCAAATGGTAATTATGTTGAGAAGACTGCATACTTCTATGTACTAGCAATGGTAGATGGTGAGTTAAAACCTGCAGTGGTCCCAATGAGATCTTCTAATTTATCTCCAGCGAGGGAGTTAAATAACCTTATCAAGAATCTAAGATTCACAGATGATCAAGGTTCATTTAATCCTGCAAGTTATTCAGCTGTGTATAAGTTAAACACATTTGGAAGAACAGCGGGAAGTAAAAGCTGGCATGTCTACAAACCATCAAGAGTAAGAAATCTTGATATCGCTAATAAAGATGATGCATCTATGTATGAGATAGCAGCACAACTTCAGAAATCAGTTTCTAAAGGTGTTGCTAAACCAAAATACGATGCTGGTCAAAATAAGCAAGACATAGTATAATAAAGTGTTATAACAACGGCGCTGAAGGGAGACTGGAGGCGCCGTCTAATTATGAAAGATTTTAGAAAATATTTTAGTGGGTTAGAAAGAGACTTTGGTTTCTGTAATGTTAACAATGGTTATCATGATCCACAAACAAACAAATTAAAATTTGATCCAGGTGATTATGGCTGGTCTAAAAGAAATATATCTGACCAAGATTATCAAGATCATTTAGATGGTAAACGTGCAATAGGTATACAAGCGTGTGATGATAAAGGTATGGCTAGCTTTGGTGCAATTGATATTGATCCATCTGATTATTCTAGCTTTGACATTCATCATTATTTAAAAGTAATTCAAGACAAAGACTTACCTGTCATACCAATTAAATCAAAAAGTAATGGTCTTCACATTTATGTATTCACACAAGAGAAAGTACCTGCAACTTTAATTAGAGAGTTTTTACAAAACTTATTATTTTTATTTGGACTATCATCAAAGACAGAAATATTTCCTAAACAAACACAACTAGGAATGAACCAAGATAATGTTAGAACTTCTGGATCATTTATTAACTTACCTTATTTTAAAAAGACAGAACGTAAAGCATTATTACCAGATGGAAAAGAACTAGAGT